CTTGCGCACTGCTGGCCGGACAAATGCAATCAAGGGCGCGACTGCCCGAGGAGACTGACATGACCAACGTTGACCGACTAACAGCCAACCCACCGCCTGAACAGCCGCACCAGATAGGCCATGAGGAGGGCGATACGTGCGGTAGATACCCTGAAGAGGACGAGGATCAGCCACGCGGATACAGGCCCAAGCCGTGCCAAGGCGTGATGGAAATGGCACCCGTTCAAAACTGCTATTGCCACATAGATGCACCATGCTCTCGGTGCGTAGAGAATGGTGTGGAATGCTCGGTCTGCGGGCATGATACATCGCCATTCTATGACGATTACGAGCCTGAACATCAGCGCCCGCGACCCGATGTAAATCGGCGCAACGAAACTACCAGCACTCACACGGATGGCCAATTCAACAGCACACCATTCACCAAGTGCTGCGGGGTAGCGGCAATCAATGTTGATCGTTGTCCGGCATGTGAGGCGCAGATCGAATACCACGACGATGGACTAGCCGCGCGGCGGCGAGAGGTAGGTGCTGGAAACTGCCTCATGTGCGGGAAGAAGCGAGGCCCGATTGAAGTGTTAGGAAACTGCTGCTGCTGAATTAAACATCGCCTGCGACACCTGCGGCGAGATTGGAGACTGACATGACCCAGACAACAAGCCTAGCCGCCGCGCAGGCCCGCATCATCGAACTTGAGGCACAGGCAGATCCACATGCGCTGACCGTCGCATATATAGCCGGGCGACACGATGGATGGAACAATGCGATTGATGCGGCTGAGAAAGAGTGCATTAGGCTTCACAATGACAATACCGAAAAATTACAGCACATTTATGACCGTGGATTTGTCCGATCGTGCCAATTATCTGCCGATGCCGTACGCGCCCTCAAGAAAGGACCAAAACCATGACTGACACAACACAAGACATGCTGGCGCGGCTGCGGCAAAGGAGTAGAACGATGACCCCCGAACATACAGACGTAGAGCGGGTGGCGGCTGCATTGTGGCGCGCAGAGACCGTTGACGCGGGTGTGCCTACCAGTGTCACCAATGCGCGCACGCTAGAAGCATTTGCAGACCTTGACCCAGATCATCGCGAACGGTTTCACAAGTTTGCCCGCGCCGCGATAGCCGCCATGCAGCCCATCGTGGCGAAGGTGAGATATCAAGCGGTGGACGCATTGGCCTCGTACCAGCAGGCCGACATGGATGGTATTATGGTTATGGTATCACGTCAGGCGATTGAGGAGTGTTTGCCCGCACTCCGCGCCCTATCCAAGGAGACAGACGATGACAATGCGTGATCAGATAGCGCAGATAATTGAAGACACCTACGATGTGTCAAAGAAACGCGAAATTGTTAACATTGACAAAATCGCAGACGCCATCCTTGCTGCCCTGATCCAGCCCACCCCCAAGCCATAGGACGCAACGCCATTCAAACAAAAAAGGCCCGCCGCCTGATTAACAGGGGCGGGCAAGGTCTTGTGTGCGTACAGGCAAACGTAGCACAGCTAGAAACTGAAATATGGACCTTTCATAGTTCGTGTTATCGGCTGGCCCCGCCGTGGGTAATTGTAGTGTAACGCCCCGCGCGCAGCCGTCAAGGTTTGCTTGTCAGTTCGATCCCCGGTCACGCTGCAAGAGCAGCTTAACATCATCGCGCCCTTCTTTAATATCTGCGCGGATCTCGCGGAACATATCCCGCGTCAGCTCTGCATCCGTGGCGCGCTCTCGGTCACGGCGGGTTTTTTCACCGTCAAAATCAGAACGCAGTGATTTGTGATTTACTTTAAGCTCAGTGTAACCCGCGATAAAAGCAACAGCCGCGCCGATCATCGGCCAATAATTCAAGAAAACATCCACTGCGTTATCGTCCTTCATTTGTTGCTTTGCGTCGTGACTACGCGCGCGACAATGCCACCAGCAAGGTGGCACATCACAACTGCGAACCACGGGATTACCAGCTGGGAATTTATGCTCAACATCGGTGAACCGACTGCGACTTCGTTAAACAGGAATATTGGCAGGCCACCGCCGTACAGCGCGAAAAACAGCCAATCCTCAACCGTGTCGCGCCCGTTCCAACCTTGGCGTAGGATTTCAAATGCCGCATAACCCACCGCGACGACGGCCCACGTTGCGCCCTTTTGCGCAAACTCATTGAACACCGCAAAGTGTGCCTGTGCCAGCAATGACGCAGTGGTTATCCCCAGCGCAAAGTGGGCAAGCTGGTTTTTTGCATAGCCGTACCAGTCGGACGGGTAGGCGTCAGCGCGCGATAACTCCGCAAGGATGATGCGCAGAATCACATCGCGCACCCGGCGTCGATTGTGCCGATCAGCGCCGCGCCGGATTGCTTGGACGCAGGCCCACCATCAGCGACAAGAGCCGCCGCGTGTGCCGTGCGCAACTGCGCAGAACCATCGCAGATCGCATCACCGCTTGGCACGGTCGCGCAGCCACTTATCAACATCAGCGCCATGAGTAGGGATATTCGCATCATCCATTTCCTTCCTTGTCTCAATGTATGTCTTTGTGGCGCGCTTTTCCGCCTTGTCAGACGCATCCTTACGCCCGCGAAGGTATGTGCCTATGAAGGCCGCAACAACGCCACCAGCGGCGAGGATATAGGGCCAGACGCCGCCCAGAATGAGATCAATCATGCCAACATCCAATTCAGCGCTCCTAGTAGTGCGCCAGCCATAGTCGAAGCCATGACCAAGATTGCCCACAGATTAGGCCATATGCCATCACGAGAAGTGACTGCCACGAGTAAGCCCATACCAAAGCCGACGACACACCCCGACGCTGCACCAATAATGATTTCAATCATGCCAGCACCCACGCGATGCCGCACAATGCCGCAACAATCACCACGACGATGATTAGCAGGCTGGAACCGATTGGATCATTCACGCCGATTTCCTCCGGTCGCGCCATTTGTCAAACGCCAGCCACGCCTCAGACATCACAAGAGCAGTCACCGCGACGATATCCGCGTTCTGGTAAAACACAGCGGCCGTCCCTTCTGTGGCCAGCCCAGCGGATACAGCGGCAAGCGCGCCAAGGCGGAGGACCGTGCGGGCGATAAGTGCATAGTTCATTTGCGTACTCCAAAGATCGCGGCGAAAAGGGATGCCCAGAATCCCATCGCGGGTTTGTCTGGCGCGCGATCCACAAAAGAGGGGCGTCGCATAAGGCCTAGGACATCATCGGGCGACAGCATGCGCAGAGGCCTCCAGATCACACGGCCAGCCTCCGTCACATTCCAAACGGTGGCCCCGCCCTTGGGGTATCTCCCATGCGCAAACAGATCCCGCTCATCTTGGCGGCGCGGCGTAATCTCTTTGGGCTTCGTCCAGTTCATAAATGCTTTGGTCGCGGCGGCTTTGTTCCCATCGTTCCAGTGCTTCACCCATGATGCCCGCCCGATCGCTCCCGTGTTGAAGTGAAACGAAACCGCAGCATCAAATTCATGTTGCGTCATCGGCACTTTGACAGCGCGGCGAACGTCAGCGGCATAGCGTTCCAGATCATTTGCGAATACCGAGAAAACGTCCCTTAGAGCTGCGTCAAGATCATCCGGCACCCCTCGCTTCATATTGGCGGGGATAGGCGCGCCAGCGGCGGCTGTGTGGCCAACGCCAACGGTCCAGACGCCTACGCTGTCAAGATATGGTGCAGGTACAACGCCCTCGTGCGCCACCAGTGCCGCTATGCCTTTATCAGATACTTTCATGCTTAGCCCCCCTAAAACTTGCCATCCCATACGCGCAAATGCGCATTGTCGCTATCCATCATTTCGCGGGCCACAACCTCTTCCATGGCGGGGCCGTCCTTGTGATCCACGCCCCACTTCTTCGCCCACTCGTAAAACATCTTCATGGGAACAAGGCCGACAATCTTATTGTCACCGCCCCCGTCGATCCCCGCGCTTTTTAGCGCCTTCGCTTTTTCCATCACGGGGTTGAAGTCGTGCGTCTGGTGAATCGACAGCCGCCCCGTCTTTTCGTCCAGTGTCATCGTTTCGCTTAACTTGCTCATGCTCGGCCTCAAACTTCAAATGGGGGGAAATGTTGCGCAGCTTATCGGCGTTTTCTTCATCAAGCTCAAACGTCTCACCCTTGCGGTAAAGCGTACCCGCGACAAACATGCCGTTAACCGTGACTTTGTATTTCATGGGGTTCTCCTGAAAGCTAAGGGGGCGGCTTTTACACCGCCCCTAAAGTTAGCCTGTAATCGTGTTGTCAAACAAGCCGCCGGAAGCAGCCTCGTTCTTGCACACAAGCGTCAGCTCGGTGATGACCTGACGCTTTTCGTTATCGCCAGTCTTCGCAAGCATTTCGTTTTTCGTCGCGCGCAGAACGCCAGCGCACCACATATCATTCTGCATGATAAAGATGTCGCGGCTGCGGTTTTCGCGTGTCGGCTTGAACGTCACAGCGCCCCACGGCGTCACATAGACCACCATTGCGTTGCGAACTTCGTCCTTTGTGGCCTCGATGTTGGCGCGCTGGTTGTTGGCACCCGTAAAGGCCAGCGCCTTGTTCATCTGGTAGCTGGACAGATAAACAGTATCGGGCTTGCCTCCTGCGGTCCAGATTGACTGCATCACGCTATCAAACCGCGCTTGGGAAAACGCAATCAAAGTCGTGGTTTCGTCAGTCCGAGCGTCCGTGCCGTCACCCGTTGGGCTTGCTCCTTCGTTTGCACCAAAAAGAACGTTGGTTGTCAGCCATGCCGGAGCGCCAGCAAGCTCGCGGGCAACAGTCGAGCTGCCAGCAACGCGAGCGTTGTTTGCAAACATGGCCTTTTCGATGTCCAGCTTTTGCTCCTTGGCAATCTTCAGGACTTGATAGGCCATTTCTTTCGCGCGGCCCGCTTTGTCCAAGCCATCATCGGTGCCGGGGATGATAACAGAGTTTTTGAAAATCTGCGTGTAATCACCGAGGCGGCTTGTCGCACTGCGAGCTTCGGCGACAGTATCGTCGCCCTCAATGTGCGCATTTGCGGCAGACGCGCGGAGGGCGTCAGTTTGCCACTCGTGGTAAGTGTTGGTGGCTTTTACCTTCGCCATGCTGGAGTAAAACGGGGTTTCCTCCGGCGAAATGTCATAAATCGAATCTGAAAGATCCTCGCGGATACCATTTACGTCGTAGCTGTCGAGTGTGTTGGTTGGCTGTGCCATGATATAATCCTATTTGGGGGCTTAACCGTTATCTGGCGCAAGCATTGCCGCCGCGAAGTCTTGAAGGCTTCCGGTGGAGCGTGCTTTTGCCAATTGCTTATCGCGGGCAACACGTTGTGGCTGCTGTCTGCGTCCAGTTGGCTTGATTGACTGCGAGGGCTTCGGCGCTGTTTTTGCCGCTGCTTTACCCGACTGCAATTCACGCCATTTCATCGCGTCCATCAGGACTTTGACCGCTCTGGAATCCGTGACCTCGCCCATTTCGTCAGGGCTATAGCCGTAGTTTTCCGTTCCCATTTTGAACAGCTTATCTCGGAGCGGCGATGCCGTCTCAGGATTGGCAAACTCAGGGATTTCTGCCTGCAAGCGTTGGACTTGCTCTTGCAAATAAACCTGTCTCGCCTGCTGTTGCATCGCAGATTGCCGCTGCGTGACTTCGCTTATTTGGGTCTGCTGTGCAGTGTACCCTTCAAGCTCGGCCTCATAGCGCGCGTTTTCCTGCATGTATCCGATTGGATCGGAATTGAGCAGGTCTGCACTGGGCTTTTGCGGTCGTGACCTCATACCGTTCTGTTGTAGGCTCTGGACTGTTTCAACGAATTTACGCTGTTCCGCTTGTAGTGAGGAATACATCTGCTCAGTCTGCTTGCGCATGTCGGCAGATTCTTGCATCCCCTTTTGAATGTACGCCTGCCCCGAATAGGAGCGTGTGAGGTCGTCAAGTGTCACCTGCTTGTCTACACCGTCAACCTTGACCGTGTAGCGCTTGGACGCGGGTTTCTTGTCGCCTTCGTCTTGTTCGGCTGCGTCATTCTCATCGTCGTCGTCCGAGTCGTCGCCTTCGTCTAGCTCTTCGTCGGTGTCGTACACCTCGACCTCTTCAACCTCTTCGATTTCGGGCGCGGCTTCCTGCGTTACCTCTTCGATTTCAGTTTCGGGTTCTGGCGCAAGCAGCCCAAGGGCTGCCGTTTCGATATCAGTCGCTGGCACGGTCCTGATTCCTTTTCTCTAGAATTTTGCCCTCCACAATAAACGCATGTAGCTGGCTTTGAACTTCTTTAATGGCAAAAGCCATTCGCCGGGCCTCAAGGACTTCCTCGTCGGTTGCCAGCTTATTGGCAAATATACCACAGTGGCGCTGATATGCAACAGTGAAGGCATTTTGCAACACATCGTCGTTCACAAGGTTTTCTGCGTGCTTGGCTCTTGCGGTCTTATCCATTGTTCGTCCCCCCGAACTGGCGTGGCGCGTTTTGCTGCTGTTGCACGGATGCAACGTCTACGCTTGCGCCATACTGGCCCAAAATCTTAGCCGCATCGACAAGCAATTTCTGCGCCATTTCATCGCGCTTGAAGTCATCGCCGCTGGCCATTTCAAGCATCTTGCGCTGGTGCTCCATTGCAGCCTTTTGCATATCCACCTGCGCACGGGTCTGGGCCTTCATTTGTTCTGCCTGCAAGAACGCCGCGTTAGGATCGCCGCCCTGCCCCTGTTGCGCCTGTGCCGCTTGTGCCGCCTGCTGCATAAGCTGCTGCTCGATTTGCGGGTTCATAGGCTGCATGTAGCGGTCAGCGTTGTGGATGCCCCCGTGCGCCATAATATCCGCCTGTGCGTTGCGGATATTGGTCATTGTCACCATGCCGTTTTGCGGACCGTACTGAGCATATACCTGCATTTGCAGCGCCGCGATCTGCTGCAAGCCCATCATCTTTTCGTCGTGCTGGTTTGTGCCAAGGCCAACGTTGGTCATCATGTCCAAGTCAACGCCCCATGAGCGCGGATCTACTGGCACGAATTGCCCATCGAGGCGCATCATTTCTTCTGCGTTGGGGTTCTGGCGTGCAATCTGCGCAATGACGCGGAATAGCTGTTTCATGCCGCCTTCAGCAAGTGTGCGCGCGATAAGCTCCGACACAGCCGTAGCGGCCTGAACAGCGGCGTTCACACCCGTTGCCGTCTGGTTCTGCAAGGCGTTGGCGTCCATACTGCCATTGGCCCCAGAAACGCCCGTCTTAGCACGAATAGCCTCGTCGTAAAGCGCAATGGCCGGGATTGCCGACGCGGCTGCCGATCCAATGACCAATTCACGCACGGCGGTAGGATCGCCGCGAATAATGCGCCCGATCTCGTTGTTCAGCACATCGTCCATCTCGACAAGGCTGTCGTTCACGATCAACGCGGGGTTGTTCATCATGGCGATGTTATCGAGCAGGCCGCGCATCAACGCCGTGGATGCGTCTTGGTCATCAATGATAATGTCGACAATAGACCTGCCGAAGAACGTATGAGGCTCCGGGTCAACTTCAAAGATTGCAAACGGGTTGAAGTCGCAAAGCTCATATTCCAGCAACTCGTAATTCAGGCCAGCGCACAGAAACTTGTACAGGCGCGCAACGCCCGTGCCTTCAATATCCATTTTCATGTAGGCTTCGCTGATACGGATTTTGCGCATGGATGGGTCGTTTGTGTTTTCGTCGTCGTCACGCTCGCCCCAACCACTGCGGGCGATCTCCTCCTCCTCTGCAACTGACCCGCTACCCGATCCGGCGTATTCATACACATCATCAAAGTCAAAGCCCATTGCCACAAGATCCCCGACACGGCCCTCGGTTGTGTGGCCGCAGATAAAGCAATCCTCTAAGCTAACCGCCGCGCTATCAACAAAGAAGTCCTCCGGCGCAACGCTCTTGATTTTGATCTCGCCGCGCTTCTTTGTCAGTGCGACCTTGGCATCATAAAGCGCTGGCGTCATTGGCTGGCCCATCGGATCGAACGTGGCCTCTTGCGTCATTTCTGATTCAACAATCTCGGCACCATCGTCACCGCCAAGGTCCGCCATCTGATCCTCAGTCAATCCCGTGTATTCGTCAAACTCGACGTTTTCGGTCTCGTCGTAATACGCTTTTGCAATGCCAACCTTTTTAATCAGCGCATCGTGAAAAACATCGCTTAGAACGCTAAAGCCGTCGCTGCGGTTGAACACATAGCTGCAATACTTGGACGCCTGCTCTGCCGCCCCTACGGCCTGTGGGGT